GAAGTGGTCGAGGCCCAGGACGCGCCAGTCAGCGTGGGGTTCTTCACCAGCACAACCTCAAAGGTTACCGACGAAGCCGCTGTGGGTAGCACGGAGTATCCATCAGGAATCACAACAGCGCCAGTCCTGCCAGAGGCCAGCCGAAGGGAAACCAACGGAACAAAGCTCGTACCAATGTTTACGTTTGCGGTGGTCATCCGCGCCACGTTGAGCGCCACCTTCTTCTCGTAGCCGCCTTCAGAAATCACTGAGGAGCAGATTTGCTTGAGCGTGGCAGCGTTTGACGCTCCCGTATTGGTGATCTCGTACCTAAGCGGCAATATTGCCGTGGTCATATAGACCGCTGTCAGGTTGTTGGCGTTCTGGAATATGTGAGCAATGATGACCTGCCCGTCGATCACAAACCCCGCTCGCACCGAACCGACACCCAGCCACTCAAAGTCCTGCCAGAAGATCTGCGCCTTGGTCAGGTCAAGGGTAAACCCTGAGTCCCCTGTGCCGTTGAGCTTGTCGCCGTTCCAGTCAGCTTGGGCCACGCGGGTGTCTACTGCAGCCCCTGAGACGTAGGTGCGCCGCACGATGTAAACAGCGGTGCCGTCACGCTCAAGAAATACGCCGTTCTGAGTGCTGAAGTAGCCAATGCGGATGCGCTGGTTGGCCTGCGCCGCCGGCATCACGAAGGTGTTGAACGTCAGCAGTGATTTACCCGGCTGGTACGAGAACGACCTGTAAGTCTGACGTACAACTTCGGAACCCGAACTCGTGGTGACGTTGAGTTCAACCGTGCTCTCATTGGCGAGATAGGTGACCGTGCCACCCGTAGCAGTTGTCTCTGACCAAAGATCGTTTTTCTCATAGCGGTTCTGAGAGTCAAAGAGCGTGTATGGCTGACTGAACCGAGCACGGCCAAACGCATCCAGTGCAGTGCCATAAAAATTTACACTGACAGGAGATGCAGTCACGATCTGCTCCAGAAGGTTGTCCAGTTGATTGAAGTACAACCGTAGAACGTTGACAAAGTTGTCAAAGTACGTCTTGTCATACTCCGGCGCAGGCTTGGGAAGAGAAGGAGCCTTGAACCGCTTGATGAGGTTTGCCCAGATGCTCATCTCGTCCCAGCCCTGCCATCAGGCCTAATATCGATTCTGGTAGCGCCGAGTTGCCACTGCGTACCAATAGCGGTAGATCTAACCTCAATTGACATTTGTCTGCCGCGCACTCGCGTATTAACCTGCCCGGTGTACTGATCAATAGGTATCGTGGTAGAGCGCACCACAGTACCCGTGTTTGTCCCAGCAACAGAATTAGGGTTGTTATAACCAGAGCCTGAGTTTTGCAAAGGCAGCAGCGTTAACGTCATTGTTGGGTTATTTGTCGTAGAGCCAGTAAAATTAACGTCTGGCAACATGCGCCAGATAAAACCAAACTGGTAACCGTCATCAATGTCAAACTGACTTGAAGTGATATACGCCTCAATCGGCAGAGTGCTGGTGGTTGAGTTGTCGTCCACCCCAGTCTCGTGGCTCAACAGGCGACGGTTGTAATCTGTAGCTAAAGGAACGTCACTCGCTACACTTGAGTCAATCCACGCAGTGCGCCCAAGGTTGCCGTAGTACCAAACCTTCTCAACGTAGTTATAGATCAGATAGAGATCAATAGTTGTGCTATCAGCAGAGCAATAAAACCACCAGATTTCATTGAACTGCTCGTTGGTAGAAGCAAAGACTTGTTGGACTTGGTTGAAGTTGAAGTTGGAGAATACGTACTGACGAAGATCACAGACAAGCGTTTGAACCCGCCCGTCGTACATATAGAACTTCTCGTTGCCCATCCAGTAAGTTACGCCCGCAGCGGTTGCCCAAGCACGGTCACTGACAATGGAGACGTTGTCCGCAAGCAACTGAGAGCCCCAAACAATTGGAGGCCCAAGGTACTGGAGAGAATACAAAGAGGTATCAGTCCAAACCAAAATTTCCTGCCGAACCTGCGCCACCGCTTCAATCAGAGATCCGTGCGATAGCCGCAAAGAGCCCGCCTGACTTGTGGCTGCAGGAGTCCAGTTGACCGCGCTTTCCTGATCGCTCCAGCGAATCAGCATCGTATCCTGGGTTGAAGAGCCGTAGTCGTTGCAACCAAACGCAAGAACGAAGCGAGAGGCGTCCGAGACGAGAAAGACATGCTGCATCAGCGGAACATCTGATGCGCCTGCTAGAGATGTTATTGCTACGCCACGAACGGTCGGCCCAGTAGTTGCATCCCAGTAGTACAAAGGTCCGTCTTTGGGGCCGTACAAAAGGTCTTCCCCAAAGTTGTAGTGATTCCATATACGTAGTTGCGTTGTACTTGGAACACCTACGCCCCAGCCCCCAAGCCCCCAACCTCCGCCCCCCCATCCAGATATTGCTGTCTGGGTTTCATTGCCGACGTTGATCTGGTATGCCGCAACAACCGCCGCGCCGCCGTATGAACCAGCAGTAATTGCTGTCCCCGTCGTAACGGTATACGTGTCGGCAGTAAGTACGGTGACTTGAAACTCTGCGTTAAACGTGCTTGCAAAAGTTCCAGTTGCACCACTAAACGTCACAAAATCACCTGTAATACACCCATGCGCTACGTCAGTGACCGTGACTGTAGTGGTTCCATTCCCTGCAAACGGATTACCAGATCCCGGAGGGTTAGGCCCCAACATCGGGTTGACAGTCTTTCTAATGGGCGTGACATCGTTGTATGCGCCACCACCGGCCAACGCGATGTAATATTTTAAGTTTGTGCCAAGGCCAACATAATTGATGCTTGCAAGGGTTGACCATGCCCACAAGGAGCGGCAAATACCCAGAAACTGATCGTTAATTACCTGTTGCCAGCCGCCAATCTTTTCTGGATTTCCGGAACGAAACCGCACTTTATCGCAGTCATACCAACGGCCTTCGGCGGCGTAGCGGGTTCCTTCTCGGAACAAGCCTGGAGCCATCATAATTTTTTTCAGCGGCACGACTCACCCCAATAATTTTGCTTCGGCTTCTCGACGCTTAACCAACCCCGGCAACACCTTGCCGCCACCTCGCACCCAGAGTTTCAGTTGCTCCTGAGCGCCGACCCAATCAAGAGCGCGAAGTTTGCGCCGTAGGGTAGATGTCTGAAGTCTACCTGCACCCAAGTTGTAGGTGAAGTCTGCTATGGCACAAAACTGCCGCCACTGGCCGTTGGCTACGCTCCAAGCAAACAGCTCGGGGCAATTACGAATTACCGCCGAAGCACATACCCGACGAAGCTCATCCATAAGCCACTCATCTGCAATTTCCCGCGTAATAGGGGAATCATCCATCGTGACTTTTTTGCCGGAAGGCTTGTAGACCGTTCCCCAACCAATCGTGGGGTATCCCGCTGGACAGATGTAAGGGTAGATCAGGCCGTCGGAACCGACCCGATGCAGCCCCTCAAACTGCTTGCACAGCGCAACGGCTACGTCCAAATTCACGCAAGACCCCGCTTGGCAAGTGTGCGGTCCATAAACCAATAGTTTATCGTGCCGGCTACCAATGCAGAAAAGTCAGGCGACATTGCAGTCTTAAATACCTCAGAAGGCGGCATGCCTTGTAGCCAAGCATTCCATGCAAACCAGATATGCACAAATGACCACAGAAACAAAATCCAGTAGGTAACGATAGGTCGAACAGAAGCAGACAAAGAGGCTACCCAACCCCCCGCCTTTTTGACCATATCAGTCTGTTGATCAATGACACCCTTAAACGCATCCAGCACCCCAGCGTCTACTGCCATGCTATGTTGAGCGCCTATCTCTTCAAGCCTCTGGGCACCGCGTTGTGCTTCAAGTTGACACTGCCGGTCAAACATAGATAGCTCATGATGGCGTTCGTTTTTTTTGTCTAGCCATTTAAGAACCTCCGGGGCAAGGCGAAACAGCCCACCAAAAATTGACCCCAAAAGTCCGCCACTAAAGATATCAAGCATATTAGGCCCCTGTTGTTACCTTGTCGTCGCCTTTGCTGACTGTAACCTTGCCGTCGGCTACGTCAACCCGCATCGGAGGCTCCCGCTGATCCAGCCGAGCAATCAACTCCCGGATGATGGTAATCTCAGGCTTCTC